CGTTTAGCCAATCCAGGATACGCAGACTCATGGTACAAAAACCAGTTAAGGAATATGCGTAAGCAAAGAACGGCAGATTACTTTAATAAAAAACATGGTTTATCTATAGAAGATTTTGATGTAGCTGATGCATTCGGCATCGCTTATTATGCTAGAGAGGTTCTCACAAATAAATGACACAAGTATGGAACGATAGAAGTGCACAGGAAGAGTTTGTTTTAGAACTTCTAGATAATAAAAAAGAAGGATACTATGTTGAGCTAGGAGCATTTCATTCAAAAAATGGAAGCAACACTAATAGACTAGAGAATGAGTTCGGTTGGAAAGGTGTCTCCTTTGAAATTAAAGAAGACCTAAGAAAAGAATTTAATGAAAATAGATCTAACCCATGTATGGGTGATGCTCTGGATTTTAATTACATATCTTACTTTGAAGAAAATTCATTCCCTAAACAAATAGATTACCTTCAGGTAGATATTGATTCTGGGTACCAGCTAAATGGAAGGCCAGACGGCAACGCATACACAAGTTTGCACGGACTACTAGCAGTACCGCTAAATTCTTATAGATTTACAGTAATTACATTTGAGCATGATGCAAATATGTATTGGCGCAACGCTGCAATGAGAGATGTTCAGAGAGAAATATTAGACTCACTTGGGTATTCAATTGTTGTTAGAACGGAATCAGAAGACTGGTGGGTTGACCCAACAGTTATTGATTTAGAATCATACAGAAAGCATTTTAGATGGGATCATCTGTGAAAATGTATAAAAATAAAGATTGGCTACATAGAAGATACGTTGTTCAAAGAAAAAGTATGGAAGAAATTGCACAAGAATGTGGCGTAACAGTTATGACCATATACAGAGCATTAAAAGAAAAGGGCTTAATTAAATGACACCTACACCAGTTTTCGAAGATTCAAAAGTATTTAAATACGATGACCTTTATTTGCTTACAGTAGGGACAGAAGCTGGTAAAGAAATTCTATCAACATGCCTTGATATTGCTCATATGCTTATAAAGAAAAATATTTCATATGGAAATTCAGCCCTAGATCCAGTTCGTATATTTTCCAAGGCGGGCCCAAGAGAGCAGCTATACGTCAGAATTGATGATAAGTTAAATAGATTAATTAAGGGAGAAGAATATCCAGGTGATAATGATATTGATGACCTTATTGGATATTTGATATTACTCAAGGTTGCTAAGGAATTTGCTATTTCAGTCGACTAGAAGTATAATGTATTTATATGGAAATTGAACTAGCTGATCATTTTGATCGTATGAATAAAGTAGTTGAAGAACTACTTAGGGGCAACAGCCCTACACAGATTGCTACCCTGACTGGTCTTAAGAGGGCAGAAGTCATTGAGCTAATAGATGAGTGGAAAAGTGTTGTCCACAACGATACATCAGCCCGTGAACGTGCTAAGGAGGCTATCTCTGGAGCTGACCAACACTATGCGATGCTGATAAAAGAAGCATGGAAAACAGTTGAAGACGCTGATCAAGCAGGTCAGCTTAGTGTTAAATCTGGTGCACTTAAGCTAATCGCTGACATTGAGGGCAAAAGAATTGGAATGTTACAAGAAGTCGGTTTGCTTGACAACGCAGAGATGGCAGGACAGATAGCGGAGGCGGAAAGAAAACAAGAAGTTCTAGTTAAGATTCTAAAAGAAGTTACTGCAACATGTCCTAAGTGTAAGATGGAAGTAGCTAAACGTTTATCACAAATTACTGGAATTGTTGAGCCTATAGAGATTATTGAGGAAGTCAGTGGAATTTAATTTTGATGACCTCATTGATATACTTGATGGAGAAGAGTTTGAAGAAAGACCTGTCGATCTAAGAACATTTGTAACAGACAAGAATTATTTAGGTCTTCCTGAGTTGTCAGAAAATCAGTATACTTTAATTGAAAAATCTTCTCAGATTTATAAAGAGTCAACTCTAATTAAACTTTTTGGTGAAAAAGAAGGTTCTTTAAGATATAAACAGACATGCAATGAAGTTGTTGCTCAACTAGGTAAGGGCAGCGGTAAAGACTATTGTTCAACCATATCTGTTGCTTATATAGTTTATCTGCTTCTATGTTTAAAAGACCCAGCGTCATACTACGGAAAGCCACCTGGCGACTCAATTGATATTATCAACATCGCCATAAACGCTCAACAAGCAAACAATGTTTTTTTCAAGGGGTTTAAAAACAGAGTAACACATTCTCCATGGTTTGTAGGGAAATACTTTGAAAAAGCTTCTGAGATAAAATTTGATAAGAATGTTACTGTTTACTCTGGACACTCAGAAAGAGAAGCTTTTGAAGGTTACAACGTTTTAGTTGCAGTACTCGATGAAATCTCTGGCTTTGCCCTAGACAGTACTAGTGGGCACGACCAGGCAAAAACTGCAAGTGGTATTTACGATATGTATAGGGCATCTGTAGACTCTCGTTTTCCAGATTACGGAAAAGTAATTCTTCTTTCGTTTCCACGTTTTAAGAATGACTATATTCAGCAAAGATATGACGAAATTATTTCAGAAAAAGAAGTTATATCAAGATCACATAGATTTAAACTAGATCCAGACCTTCCAGAAAATACAGTAGGTAATGAGTTTGATATATTTTGGGATGAAGATCAAATTATTTCTTACAAGTATCCAAGAGTCTACGCAATACGTAGGCCCACCTGGGAAGTTAATCCAACAAGAAGTATAGAAGATTTTAAAATTGCATTCTACAGAGACGTAACAGATGCTCTTGGAAGATTTGCATGTATGCCACCAGAAGCAATTGATGCTTTCTTTAAGTCTCGTGAGAAGATTGAGATGGCATTTAAAGATCTATCTATAGCAGTTGATGGTTTTGGAAGATTTGAAGATTGGTTCTTGCCAGAAGAAGATAAAGATTACTATATACACGTTGACTTAGCTCAAAAACATGACCATTGTGCTGTATCTATGGCCCACATTGAAAAGTTTGTTAGTGTAAAAGTTACTGATACTTACTCTCAGCCAGCACCAATTGTTAAGGTTGATGCTGTTATGTACTGGACACCTACTTCAGACAAGTCAGTGGATTTTGCTGAAGTAAGAGATTATATTCTGTCTCTTAGATCTAGGGGATTTAACATTAAGATATGCACATTTGACAGATGGAACTCTCACGACATGATGCAACAGCTCAAGCAGTATGGAATAAATACTCAAACTTTATCTGTTGCAAAAAAACATTACGATGACATGGCTATGGTAGTTTTAGAAGAAAGATTAAATGGACCTCATATACCATTGCTTGTGGATGAATTATTAGAGTTAAGAATTATGCGTGATAAAGTTGACCACCCAAGAAAAGGGTCTAAAGACTTAGCTGATGCTGTTTGTGGTTCAATATATAATGCGATTAGTTTAACAAGAGAAGCTTTTGGAGACATTGAGGTTCATGACTATGCTTCTGTAAAAAAACAATATAGAGAAAGTTTAACACAAGAAAGCCCAAATTTAATTAAGGCACCCTCAGCAATGCCTAGGGATCTTTCTGAAGCACTAAGTGGAATGGAAATAGTATGAGTATATATCAAGAAAAAGCTAAAGAGTGCAAGTGCTGCAGCAAGCATGTGCCTCTACCTACAAGGCTTAAGGAGTATTCTGGAATACTAGTCTGCCCAACAACATTCGACAATATACATGAGTATAGAAGAGTTTGGTCGGAAATTGGGAAAAGACCTCCAGGCAGCATAAGAAAACATTTTTCAGAGTATGTTCAGGACATAGTTGAAAAGTCTATTGACAAAACTGATTAATAAATACTATAATTCAACTAAGCAACAATAGCTTAGTTGGTTAAAGCCCCGAACTCATAATTCGGTAATCGTAGGTTCAAGTCCTACTTGTTGCACAGAAAGGTAGCAATGTCAAAACCGTTTGATGAAGAAGATGAAGAAGAGCTGATGATTAAGATCCAGCACTATCTAGATATTGGTGCAATAAAGATTGCTGGCTTTTCAAAAGATGGTGAAGCAATATTTGAGCTTAACGAAGACGTAACTCCACTTTTAGCACCAGATTTATGGGAAGCTCATGAGCATTATGTAGAGTCAGAACTAATAGATCTATTAAATACCGACCTTATGCAGGTAGAGTATGACGAAGATCTTCGGGTAACATATAATTTTACAGAAGAGGGATACAATATAGCAAAACAAAAGGGAATAATTCCTTTAAATACTATTGAAGATTTTGATTTTTAATAGTATAATTTAATTTTACCTCTGTAGCTCAGAGGAAGAGCAACAGACTTCTAATCTGTTGGCCGCTGGTTCGAATCCAGCCAGGGGTGCGATATGAAATATCATCACTTATAAACAAGGAGAAAAATGAAAACAGTAGGAGATAAGTTAGGAAATTTTGCAGTTACTGGTGTTAAGCCAGGAGCTTTGTCATATGAAGATTCCTCTTTTGAGGTAATTACACAGGATTCGTTCCCAGGTAAATGGAAGGTTATTGCATTTTATCCAAAAGATTTTACATTTGTATGCCCAACAGAGATTGTTGCTTACGATGCTTTAGTTAATGACTTTAACGATAGAGATGCTGTCTTGATGACTGGATCAGTGGACAATGAGTTCTGTAAAATTGCTTGGAGAAATGCCCACGAGGACCTAAAGAAGACTAATTCATGGTCATTTGCAGATACAGCACACCATTTGGCTAATGATCTTGGGGTTCAACACTCTTCTGGTGTAACTTACCGTGCCACATTTATTGTTGATCCAGACAATATTATTCAGCATGTTACAGTAAACAACCTAGATGTAGGTAGAAACCCAGATGAAACTCTTCGTGTTCTAGATGCTTTGCAAACAGGAGAGCTGTGTGCATGTAATCGATCACTAGGTGGAGAAACTTTGTAATGTTGTGGGTTGACCAGCTAAAAGATTCCTTGCCAGAGTATGCTAAAGACATTAAGTTAAACCTAGATGCTGTAATCAACAGGTCAACTATTGATCCAGAGCATGCAACATACCTTTCTATTGCTGCAGCATTTGCTACAGGAAACTCTAAGCTACTTACTTTTATTGTCGCTAGCGCCACAGATGAAGTTGAAAAAAATGCAGCTTTAACGGCAGGAGCCATAATGGCTCAAAACAATGTATGGTATCCATTCATTGAAATGGCAGACGATCAAAATCTAAAAGGCTTGCCAGCACAGCTAAGAATGAATTCAATTGCTTCTCATGGTGGAACAACAAAAGGAAAGTTTGAAGCTTACTCTCTAGCATCATCAATTATTGGCAAATGTCATTTTTGTGTTAAAGCACATTATGAAACATTGAAAGAAGAAGGATACACAGTTGAGCAGTTGCGTGATATCGGAAGAATTGCAGCAACAATTAATGCGTTAGCAAAGATCCTTTCGGCTTAATGCAAGTCCTTGGTATGACTTAAAACTACCAGCTTTGCCCTATAGCTCAGTTGGTAGAGCGTCGAACTGTTAATTCGAATGTCCCTGGATCGAGGCCAGGTGGGGCAGCGCTCCTATAGCTCAGCTGGTAGAGCAGCAGACTTTTAATCTGCGGGTCGATGGTTCGATACCATCTGGGGGCACAATAAAATGATTGGATAATGATATGAAAAAAGCAATTGTTACAGGTGTAAGTGGCGGTGTAGGAAACCTGCTTGCTCATACGCTATGCAATAATGGTTATTTTGTTATAGGAACATCAAGAAATCCAGAAGCAATAAAGAATCTAAACCATGAAAATATCAAGGTAGAACGACTGGACCTTTTAGATGAGGAAAGTATAAATAGTTTTTATAATAGGTATAAGGATGAAGCAATAGATCTAATTGTAAATAATGCATCATGCGCTGGAATTGATGGTGCTAAACATTTGTCTTCAGAAACTCCTAAAAACTTTTTGCATTCATATATGGTTAATGTTGCTGGCCCAATGTATTTGTCAAAACTTTTTATACCCAACCTAAAAAAATCTGATAACGCTACAATCATATTTATATCCTCATTTGCAAAAAAACATTTCTATGCTGGTGGAGGAAACTATGCCACCTCAAAGCTGTCAATATCTGGACTTGCAAAACTATTTAGGCTGGAGCTATCTCATTTTAAGGTAAAGGTTACAGAAATATGTCCAGCAGCAATTAATACCCATCAACATAATGATGGGGCGTTGGAAGCAGAAGATATAGTAGATGCTATATTGTGGATCAGCAAATTACCTCAGAGATGCAATATAGACCTTATTGAGATATCACCTTCTATTGTTTCGCAGGGCTAGATGTGATATAATTATAAAGGCTGCCAAATGGGGCCTAAATTAAATTATTCGCTTGAAAGGGGAATAAAATGGTAACTACAACACTGGATCTTTTTAGAGATCCATTTTTTATTGGCTTTAATCGTGAGTTGGAAAGAATGGCACATGTTCATCAAATAGCAACACGCCAAACATATCCACCGTATGATGTATTAAAGCTAGATGAGGATACCTTCCAGGTATCAATTGCAGTAGCTGGTTTCACAAAAGAAGATATAGATGTATCAGTAGAAAATGGTACACTTATCGTTAAGGGTGAAATCACAGAGGTGACCGACGGCGAGTACCTGCACAAGGGTATTGCTGCACGTAAATTCACACGAACATTTGCTTTGGGTGAGTATATGGAAGTCATTGGGGCAAGTATTGAAGATGGAATGCTTCATGTAAATGTAGAAAGAATCATTCCAGAAGAAAAAAAGCCTAAAAAAATTAAAATTAAATAAATCAATGACCTGAGCATGTCTTTAAACTGCTCCTTAAATTAGGAGGAATGATGTTCGAGTACTATGTAAAAAAAGTCAGCAAGGTCGTAGATGGAGACACTATAGATGTCGATATCGATCTAGGCTTTGATATTTCATTTAGCTCTAGAGTTAGATTGGCTGGCATAGATACTCCAGAAAGTCGTACTACTGATAAAATGGAAAAAGCTTTAGGGCTAGAAGCAAAAGCATATTTAAAGAATGCAATTGACTCAGCTAAAACTGTTGTTATTAAAACAGAAAAAATGGACTCATCAGAAAAATATGGTCGCATTTTGGGTTGGGTTTTCTTGGACGGATCAGATAAATCTATTAATGAAAAAATGATTGAAGATGGTCATGCATGGGGCTATATGGGAGAAACAAAGATTAAAGACTTTGATGCATTAGCAAAAGCAAGGAAGAAAAGCGGGAAGTAATGCCAGTATATGAATATAAGTGCTCATATGATGAAGCACATGCATTAATGTCAGTAAATAGATCAATTGCAGATAGTGATCCAGGTTATACATGTGTTGAATGTGATTCAAGTATGATAAGACATTTTACCCCATTTGGTATACAATTTAAAGGTAATGGCTTTTATAAAACAGATAATCCTAAATAGCTAAAGTGGTATAATTGCTAGGTAGACATATTGTTTACTTAGGGGCCCTACTTGACAAGGAATAAGTTATTTAGAATAACAGCAGCCACAATGCTTGCATTTGGTTGGCTCTTTATGTCACCCGCTTATTCTGATGATCCACTAAGCTTAGCAGCTCAAGAAATTGAAGAGCTAAACAATAGCGTTGACGACCTTGGTTACAAGGATGAATTTATATCCTTAATCCAAGAAGCAAAAGACAAATATGATCTTGCCGTATCTGCAGAAGAAGCCAAGACACAAACCTATGACCTATATGACGACTCCCTTGACGCAAAAGCCACGGCACTTGAAGAAAAAGACTTAGCCCAATCAGCAGTAGACGGACAAACAGTAACAGTAGACACTGCTTTAGACAATAAGAATGATGCCTACGATGCCCTTGGAGTAGCAAACATCAATCTGTCAAACGCTCAGCAAGCATTAGACAGTGCTGGTTCTGCTGGTCTGGCATATGATGTTTATAGTTTAATTAGGGTTGATGGCCTTGCAGCCACAGATGAATTCTTATGTAGTGGAACACTAAATGGAAACTATA